CGGGGGTGCGCTCGCTCGTAGATCTCTACGAGGTGATGGCGTTTTTCGAGGCGCGGCGCGGATCGCTTCATGCCTTTCGCTTTCGCGATCCGTTCGACATGAAATCCTCTGCGCCGCAGGAGGTGCCGACGCCGTTCGATCAGGAGGTGGGGATTGGCGACGGCGTGCGAAGCCGTTTTGTGCTCGGGAAGACCTATGGAGACGGGCCGGACGGCTATCGGCGCGAGATCAGGTGGCCGGTGCCGGAGAGCGTCGTCGTGGCGGTGGGCGGCGCGGTGAAGCAGATCTCCGTCGACTATTCGATCGATCCCACAACCGGGGAGCTCGTGTTTGCTCCAGGCGCCGTTCCGGCAGATGGCGAGATTGTCACGGCGGGCTTCGAGTTCGATGTGCCCGTGCGCTTCGACACCGACCGCCTCGCGGCGAGCGTGACGACTTTCAGGGCCGGGCAGATCCCTTCGATTCCGCTGGTGGAGGTGCTGTGATGGCAGAGCTTTCGCCGGATTTCGCCGAGCATCCGAACGGCGAGGTCACGACCCTCTGCCATTGCTGGCGGGTGACCCGCGGCGACGGGCAGGTATCGGGTTTCACCGACCATGATCGGCAGATCACCTGCGACGGAACGGTCTTCATGCCAGAAACGGGTCTTTCGGGAAGCGAAGCGCGGCGCTCCCTGGGCCTTGCGGTCGATACAGCGGACGTGGAGGGCGCATTATCATCGCTTAACATCGATGAAGCCGACATTGTCGCTGGAGCCTATGACGGGGCGAAGGTCGAGACGCTACTCGTCAACTGGCAGGACCCGCGGCAGTTCGTGCGGCTGCGGCGAGCGGTGATCGGCCGGATCGCCCGGCGCGACGGGCGTTTCGTGGCGGAACTGGAAAGTCCGGAGCGGGCACTCGACCAGACGAACGGCCGGACTGTGCGCCGGCACTGCGATGCGGAATTGGGCGACCGACGGTGCGGGGTGAGTTTGGACGATGCGGGGTTCCGGGGAACGGGATCGCTGATCGCCATCGAGGGCAACAGCATCAGGGTTTCCGGGCTGGAGGGCTTTGAAAGCGGCTGGTTCACGCAGGGCATCGTGACTTGGACCTCTGGCGAAAGCGCGGGGCGTAGGGAGAGGGTTTCGGCGCATCGCAAGGAGGCCGATGCGGCAATCCTCGATCTCTGGAGGGATATGGCGGCTGCTGTGTCCGCCGGCGATGCCTTCACGGTGACGGCGGGCTGCGACAAGCAGTTTTCCTCCTGCAAGGCGAAGTTTTCGAACGGCATGAATTTCCGCGGCTTCCCTCATCTGCCGGGGAACGACGCGGCCTATAGCTATGTCGTGGAAGGCCAGCTTTTCGACGGCGGGCCGCTGGTCGAATGACACAGGGAGATCGTCAGGCGGCACCGGAGGTCGTCGTCGCGGAGGCGGTGAGCTGGGTGGGCACGCCTTATCGCCATCAGGCGAGCCGCAAGGGGGTGGGCTGTGACTGCCTCGGGCTGGTGAGAGGCGTGTGGCGGTCGCTTCACAGCAGCGAACCGGAAGCGCCTGGTCCCTACACCATGGACTGGGCAGAAGCCGGCGGGCAGGAGCGCATGCTGGAGGCGGCGCGGCGGCACTTCATTGCCTGCAACGGGGGCGGGCTCACACCCGGCCGGTTGATCCTCTTTCGCTGGCGGCCGCACATTCCGGCCAAGCATGCAGGAATCCTCGTGGGTAAGGACGCTTTCGTCCACGCCTATGAGGGGCGCGGCGTTCTGGTCTCGCCGCTCATACCGCAATGGCGTCGCCGCATTGCCGGCGTTTTCGCTTTTCCCGCACCTTCGGAGTGAATGCTGATGGCAACCATCGTTCTGCAGGCCGCCGGTTCCTTCCTGGGCGGCATGCTGGGCTCTGCCGGTTCGGCGATCGGCTCAGCCGCCGGCGCGCTCGCCGGCTATGTGATCGATCGCGCGCTGATCGATTCCACCAAGCGCTACGAGGGACCGCGGCTGACCACGGCGCAGCCTTTCACCGCAGAGGAAGGAGCTTCGCTGCCGCGCCTCTACGGCACGGTGCGGACCGCAGGCACGCTCATCTGGGCGACCCGGTTCGAGGAACAGAGCACGACCACCCGCCAGGGCGCGAAGGGCGGCCCGAAGACAACCTCCTACTCCTACTTTGCCAATGCGGCCTTTGCGCTTTGCGAGGGCCCGATCGCCGGGGTTCGCCGCATCTGGGCGGACGGACGGGAGGTGGACCGCAACGAGGTGGAGATCCGGATCTATCCGGGCTCCGAGGACCAGCTCGTTGATCCGCTCATCGAGGCGAAGCAGGGGGAGGGCAACGCGCCGGCCTATCGCGGAACGGCCTACGCCGTCCTCGAACGGTTTCCGATCGACGAATATGGAAGGCGCATCCCGCAGTTCCAGTTCGAGGTGATCCGGACGGCGGGTGAGCTCAATAGCCGGATCAAGTCTGTCGCACTTATCCCCGGTTCGACCGAATATGGGCTGGCGACGACGCTGGTCAGACGGACAATCGCGCCGGGCGAAGCGGAGGCCGTGAACAGGCATATGCTGACGGCCGGCACCGACCTGGAAGCCTCACTCGACGAGTTGCAGATGCTCTGCCCGAACCTGAAGATGGTCTCCCTGGTCGTCACGTGGTTCGGCACCGACCTGCGCGCGGGTCACTGCAAGATCCGGCCCATGGTCACGCACAGCAACCCCGAGGGGCTGTCCATGGCGTGGCGTGTCTCCGGCGTGGGACGAGAGGAGGCGCAGGTCGTTTCGCGCAATGAAGGTGAGGCGGCCTATGGCGGGACGCCGACGGACCGATCCGTGATGGAGGCCATTGCCGCTATCCGCAACCGGGGCCTGAAGGTGGCGTTCTATCCCTTCATCATGATGGATATTCCAGCGGGAAACGAACTGCCGAACCCGCACGCCGACGGTGCGCAGCCGCCGTATCCGTGGCGCGGACGCATCACCTGCCATCCGGCACCGGGAAGGCCTGGGACCCCGGACAAGACCGCGCCTGCGCGCGCCGAAATCGAGGCGCTCGCCGGGACCGCGCTGCCGTCGCAGTTTTTGCCTTCCGAGGACACGGTGCGATTTACGGGTGATGCGGAGGAATGGGGCTACAGGCGGTTCCTCCTCCACTACGCACATTTGGCGCAATCGGCGGGCGGTGTCGACGCCTTCCTCATCGGCTCGGAACTGCGCGGGCTTACGACCGTGCGCGACGGGGAAAACCGCTTTCCTTTCGTGGAGTTGCTGGAGGAACTTGCAGCAGAGGCGCGCGCGATCCTTGGCCCCGATCCAATCATCACCTACGGCGCCGACTGGACCGAATATTTCGGCCATCAACCGGCCGATGGATCGGGCGACGTGTTCTTCCATCTCGATAGCTTGTGGGCGCATCCGGCGATCACTGCGGTTGGCATCGACAATTACATGCCGCTCTCGGATTGGCGGGACCAGGATGTCGGCGGCGGCAATCCGGACGGCTTCACCGGTCCCTATGACCTGCAAGGCTTGAAGGCGGGAATCGTCTCCGGCGAGGGGTTCGACTGGTATTATGCGAGCGAGGCGGATCGCCTCCTGCGCCGGCGAGCGCCGATCACCGATGGCGCCTACGGCAAGCCTTGGGTGTTCCGCTACAAGGATCTCGTCGGCTGGTGGTCCAACCGGCATATCAACCGCATCGGCGGGGTGGAGGCGGATACGCCCACGGTATGGGTGCCGCAATCGAAGCCGATCCATTTCACCGAGCTCGGCTGCGCGGCGATCGACAAGGGACCCAACCAGCCGAACGTCTTTGCCGACCCGAAATCGGTCGAGAGCGCCTCGCCGTATTTTTCGAACGGCGGGCGTTCGGACCTGGCGCAATATCGGTTTCTTCTCGCCCATTACCAGCATTGGCAGGATGGCGGGGCGGCGGCCAATCCCGTTTCGTCCATCTATGGCGGGCCGATGGTGGACGTGGACGCCATAAACATCTGGGCCTGGGATGCGCGGCCATTTCCCGCCTTTCCGCTGCAGGGGAGCGTTTGGGGCGACGGCGGCAATTGGTGGGGCGGGCATTGGCTCAACGGCCGCCTGAGCGGCGTTCCCGTCGACGCGCTGATCGCTGGTATTTTGGAAGATCATCGCCTGCCGCCTGCCGACACGGCGCGCGCCGACGGCATGGTCGCCGGCTACGCTGTGGGCAATCCCACCACAGCACGTGCGGCCATCGAGCCGATCGCGACGGTGTTCGGCATCGGCGCGGTTGATGGCGATGACGGCCTTGTCTTCGCGACGGAGGGTGCCGGCGCGGGCGAGGCCTTGCTCCTCGATGAACTCGTGATGGAGGAGGAGCGGGAGACAATCGAGCGCGTGCGCGAACCCGACCACGCGCTGCCAGCGCTGGCGCAGATCGATTTCACCGATCCGATGAACAACCATCAGTCCGCGACAGCGGCCGCGGATTACGTCGGCGCCAAGGGCAGCGACACCACCTTCATCCGTTTTCCCGGCGCGCTTGCCGTTGGTGAGGCAAATAGCCTGGTGCGGGGAATCCTGCGCCGAGCCTGGGACGGACGCGAGCAGGTGACGTTCGCCTTGCCCGCATCCGAGCGCCGGGTGGAGCCGGGGAGCATCGTCCGGCTGCCGGGGGAGGCGGAGGGACCTGACTATCTCGTGAACGAAGTGGAAGACGGCTTGACGCGGCTCGTCAGGGCCCGCCGCATCGTGCGTGTCGCGGCGGCGCCGGCGAGGGAAGTGGAAAGCCCAGGAACGGGCACCGGCGGAATCTTCGTGCCGGGCAAGCCGCATGCGATCTTTCTCGATCTGCCGTTGCGCACATCGCAGGACCTTCCACAGGATCAACTCCGCCTTGCCGCGAGGACCGTTCCCTGGCGATCCCAAGCCGTGCTGGCTTCGCCTGAGGAGACGGGATTTTCGCTACGCACCACCCTGACACGGCGGGCGACGATGGGCGTTTTGGAGCAGGCGCTTTCCGGCGGCGCGGTGGAGGGCCGGATCGACCGTTCGGCCGATGTGGTGGCGCGGCTTTGGGATGGCGAACTGCAGAGCATTTCGCGCATGCAGATGCTGAACGGGGCGAACGCCGCCGCCATTCGCTCTCTCACCGGTGCGTGGGAAATCCTGCAGTTCGAGGAAGCGGAGGAGATCGCGGCTTCGGTATGGCGGCTGAGTGGACTCTTGCGGGGGCAACTCGGCACCAACGAGGCCATGGCGGCAGGCGCGGAGATCGGCGCTCCGTTCGTGTTGCTCGACGAGGCGGTGGCACCGGCGGGCCTGAAGGCGGAAGAGATCGGCCTTGAGCTGAACTGGCGGATCGGGCCGGCTGGATACGATATTTCTGGTGACAAGTTCGTCCTGACGACCGCAATCGGCGGGATGCGCGCGCTGCGGCCGCTCTCCCCGGTGCATCTGAAAGCCAAGCTCAGGGATGGCGACTTGCAGCTATCCTGGACCCGCCGTGGACGCGTCAACGCCGACAACTGGCTGGGGGAGGACATCCCCCTCGGCGAAGACCGGGAAGCTTACCGAATCGATATCGCCCCGATGGGGGGAGAAGCCCTGCGCAGCGAGATCGTCTACGCCCCGGCATGGACCTTCACGGCCGCCATGCAGGCCATGGATTTTCCCGAACAACCCGCGGCGATCGACGTGACCATACGCCAACTGAGCGCCGCAATCGGCGCAGGCACACCTCTTCGGCGAACGATCCGGCTCGCCTGAAGGACGCAAACTAAATGAAGGAGCAAAAATGTCGGGCATCAAACCCTGGTACCTTTCCCGCACCATCTGGGCATCGGTTGTGACGGTCGTCACCGCCGCAGGCGGGCTCTTCGGCTTTCCCGTCGCGGATGTCGACGGTCAGGCGCTCACGGATTCACTTCTGCAGGCGATCAGTGCCGTCTCGGGGCTTGTCGCTATATTCGGCCGCTTCAGGGCCGACACTCGCATCGTCTGACGTTTGCCAGATCTTCAGTGCATGTGCAGGCCTTACGCCTGCACATGCAGTTATAGCAAAAATGACGTACGC